CCAGATTCACCAGATTCAAAGGTTGAATTTAAGATGGAGCCAGTTGAGGCAAATCCACAAGAGTCATCATTTAATACGTATCGCAAGATGAACCGTGATGAAATTCTTATGGCTCACCGTACTCCAATTAATAAAATCGGAACTCCAGAAGGAATTAATTTGGCGGCAGCAAGAGATGCCGATAAGACATTTAAAGAGCAGGTATGTCGTCCAGCACAGGATATTCTAGAGAAGAAACTAAATAGATTAATCTCAGAAATGACAGATGCTCTAGAAATTAAATTCAATGAATTGGCTCTCACAGATGAAGACACATTGTCTAAGATTGATGAGCGTTATTTGAGAATGCAGGTAATTACTCCAAATGAGGTTCGTATCCGTAAGGGTATGGTTCCATTAGATGGTGGAGACGAGATTGTTCAATTAAAGCCACAGCAACAGGCAGAAATTCGAGCCCAGGCTGGAAATACTAGAGCCAGATCTCAAGAACGTCAAAATACCCAGCCAGATATTTCTGGAGAGGGGCGAAATGAACAAGGGGCTGGAAGACAAGTCGAGTAGTCCTACTCAACCATTTATTTGCCTTTTGATGTGTAAATAAATATAATTAAGCATATGAATATTGAGAAATCTTTGTGGTCCTCAAATGGCGATAACATCAGCCTTTCAGTACCATTTACAAAAGTCAACCGTGAGAAGAGAACTGTCTCAGGTTTTGCAACACTTGATAATCTAGATCAAACAGGCGATGTTGTAACAGCAGAAGCTTCATTGAAAGCATTCGAATCTTTCCGTGGAAACATTCGTGAAATGCACGGTTCAAATGCTGTTGGCAAAATGGTTTCATTCAAGCCAGAAACATTTTATGATCCAAAGAGCGGCGAGTTCTATAACGGTGTATATGTAGACGCATACATCTCAAAGGGTGCACAAGATACTTGGGAAAAAATTCTTGACGGCACACTACAAGGTTTTTCAATTGGCGGAAAGATTGTAGACTCAGAAAACGAAGTTAATAAGTCTACAGGTAAGCCAGTAAGATTTATTAAAGAATATGCATTAATAGAATTGTCTGTTGTAGATTCCCCAGCAAACGAACTTTGCAATATCTTGTCCATTCAGAAAATGAATGGCCAACTTATTTTTAAAGGGATGGCGGCAGACGTTGTAACAGAGAACATTTTTTATTGTGAGGATTCAGACTCAATATTCATTTCTACAGAGTCTTCATATAATTCTCCAGTTACAGGAAATCCAGCCACACTAATTGGTTGGGTTGAGTCAAACGACACAAACAAGGCTAAAGAAATAGATAAAATTCTTGCTTCATTCAAGAAGTCAAGATTACCGTTGCCTGATACAAATACAATCGCAAAACAGGCAAACGCAGAAGGAGGTAATGAAGTGTCAGAAAACACAGAAACAGTTGCAGCAGTCGAAGAGACTCCTGTAGCAGTAGAAGAGACAGCACCTGCCGCTGAGGCTCCTGCCGAAGCAGCACCAGCTGAAGCTCCTGCAGAAGTTGCAGCAGCAGAAGACGCTCCTGCCGAAACTCTGGAAAAAGCAGCCGACGTATCAGAAGTTATGGTTGATGAACCTGATTTTGCAAAGATGCTCGGTGATCTTAAGGGATTCTTCTCAGATACGCTTGCAAAGGCATCTGAGGCAAACGCAGCGCAGGTTACAACAATCAAAGAGACTGTTGAAACATTCAGCAAGAGCGTAGATACTCGTATTTCAGAATTGGCAGATCAGCATGCAGCACTTTCAAAGGCTGTAGAAGATATCAAGAACACCATCGACACAGTCGAGAAGCGTGTTGACGCAGTCGAATCAGAGACTGCAATTAAGAAGTCCTCGGACCTTGGCGGGTCTCAGGAAGTAACAATAAAGAAATCAAAATGGAACGGTTCTTTCCTCGGTTCCGTAAACGAACTCTTTAACTAAAAAAGGTAGGTGAAAATAAAACAATGAGCAATGAAACATTAGAAAAAGCAATTGCAGCAGGTACAACTGCTACAGCCACATTTGCTTCCACTACAGGTGGAACAGGCACACATCGTGCTTCCGAAAACGGAAATGGTGGATTGCTTAATCCAGAACAATCAGCTCGCTTCCTAGACTACATGTTCGACGCTACCGTAATTGGTAAGGTCGCACGTACTGTCCGAATGAGAGCAGATACAACTGAGATTGATCGTATGTCAGTTGGTGAGAGACTTATGACTCTCGCTACTGAAGGAGACCAGACTGGTGCAAACGCAGCAGTAACATTCTCCAAGATCTCTCTTACAACAAAGAAGCTTCGCTTGGATTGGGAGCTTTCAACAGAATCTCTTGAAGATAACATCGAAGGTGCAGATCTCGAAGATCATATTGCACGTATGATGGCAACACAGGCAGGTAACGATATCGAAGACCTAGTACTTAACGGTACAGGAACTGGTAGCGGATTCCTTTCAGCATTCCAGGGTGTCGTTGCAAAAGCAAAGGCAAACGGACGTGTTGTTGACGCAGGTGGTGCAGAAGTATCACGTGCAGTATTCAATTCAGCACTTAAGGCTATGCCTCGTAAGTACAAGCAACGTCGTAATGACCTTCGCTTCCTTGCAGGTTCAAACCTAATCCAGGATTTCTTGTACAAGAACAGCATCACTGCTGGTACAGCAAATCCAGAAGATATCGCTTCAAGCGTTATCCGTGGACAGCAAGTAGCACTTGGCGGTCCAGCAGGTTTCGTAGCACCATTCGCATTCGGTATTCCGATTGTTGAAGTGCCACTTCTTCCTGAAACACAAACTGGTGATTACACAGGAGCAGCTGGTTCACACGGCGACATCCACTTGACATTCCCAAATAACGTAGTTATTGGAATCAAGCGTGACGTTACTGTTTACCGCTTCTTCTGGCCAAAGAAGGATAGCATTGAATATACAATGTTTACCCGTGTTGGCACACAAATCGAGCAGGCAGACTGCTGGGTTGTTGTAAAGAACGTTAAGGTCGCTTCCTAATTTATAGGATTTAGATCCGCTGAAAAGCCCCTAAATTAAATTTTGGGGGCTTTTCCTTTTAATTTAACAATGCTATAATTGAATTACTTAGAGCAAGGAGTATATATGTCATTCGAGACATTAAAAATAGCTGAACTAAAAAAGATAGCTGAAGATTTCGGTGTAGAGATTGAAGGCTTAAAGAATAAAACTGATATTATTGCAGCACTCTCAGAAGAGGGAGTAACTTGGTCGGTATATCAAAAGACCATTAAAAAGTTGGAAGAGGAAGAAGATATGGCTACAGATACACTACCAAAGCCAGAAATAAAAAAAGTTAATCCAGAAGACACAGTCCTTGTAAAGATGGAGCGTCAGAATTATAGCTACCAGACTCATGGATTTACATTTACAAAAGAGCACCCATACGCTGCTATGGACAAAGATACAGCTCAAGACATTTTTGATAAGGAGGAAGGTTTCAGATTAGCAACCCCTAAAGAGGTTCAGGAATTTTACCACTAATCTAAGCCTTTAAAATGGCAGAGATACTATTAAAATCACAATCCCCAATTACTCATCAAGTATATTGGAATGGAGATATTGGTACACCAAATGCTTTACCAACAGTAAAGCTTTATGACGTTACAAATGATCCAGCCATTAGTCCTTCATTATCCCCAACCGTAGTTCTTGAGACACTTACATCTGTTGCTGATGAAAATAATCCAGGCTCTTATACAGTCTATATTCCATTTCAGTATACAGATAGAAATAGAAGTTTAAGACTAAAGTGGGAATATTATATTGGAGAAAAATATATATCTCGTGAAGACGAAGTATATGTTGTAACGCCATATGTAGATTTTAATCATGTTCAGGATTTAGGATTTAGCATTGATTCCTCAGATCCAGAATATAAATCATATAAAGAATTAATTTTGGCAGAAAGATATGCTCGTAAACAAATAGAGCAATATACTGGTCAAAAGTTTTATTTATATGATGATGTATACACCCTCTATGGATACGATTCAGACACCCTGCCTTTGCCAGCAAAAATACAAGACCTTCATGAGCTATATGCAAATGATATCCTTCTATTAGATAATCTTAATTCAATTAACAATTGGAATTACGATGTTGAAATAAGTACTACTGGATATGGAATAAGAGTTAACCGTGCTAATATGCTAGACAATACTGTTTATACTGCAAATGGTATGGTTCCTCCAAGTATTCATGACGGAAGCGGAGTTTTTAGATCAGGAGTTCAATATAAAATTCAAGGAAGATTTGGCTGGGATAAGGTTCCTGATGATGTTGAATTAGCTGGTGTAGAATTAATGAAAGACTATTTCTCAAAGGACAAGACCTGGAGAAATAAGTATATAAAGAACATTTCCACGTTTGACTGGGATTTTGAATATACTTCAGAAGCATATGCAGGAACAGGAAATGCTTACGCAGATAGACTTCTTGCCGATTACGTAATGGTAAGCAAGGTGGAGATTATCTAATGTATGATCTCATAGACTCCGTCTTGTCTATGCAGTTGGATGTCTATAGACAATATGAAATTCAAGACCCTGATACAGGCGCAATTAAGCGTGAATGGCATTATCATAGAACAGTTGATTGTCACGCAAAAGGCGTAATCAGTAATTCTGCAACAACACGCTCCAGCGATAAGCAGGTATTTAGTAATAAATATATGAATGATCAAATCATTCAAGTTCGCACCTCTGAAAAACTTACAATACGTGAAAAGGTTACAAATATAAGAGATAAGTCTGGAAATGTAATCTGGTCTGAAATAAATTTTCCAACAGAAACACCAACAGTATTTGAAGTAATTGGTACAACTCCAGTCACAGATCCATTTGGAGCTGTTATTGCATATAACTCATCTATGAAGAGATCGGAGAACCAGCAAATTGGACAATAGTGTAATGTTGGTTCAAGCCGCAAGCGGGCTAGAGAGATTAATGGTGGGCAATAGAAATAATCCTATGCTCAAAGACTCTACAGTTGCTCAGATATCAGCTTATATGTATTATAATGCTCAAGTTATATCTAAACTATCAACCAATAAAGCATTTCAGTCTAAATTTTCATCTGTGATATTCACCCAGATAGATAATGACTTTGGCGAGTATATTGATGCTTTAGCTAGAACTA